ACTAACTCAATAGACATTTTGAAATCTCGTATACTACCTTAGCACAAACAGCATTACCAAACTGACGATATGCTGCGTGTTGGTTTGGGTTAATTTGAAAAGATTGTGGGAAGCCTTGTAATCTAGCACATTCTATTTCTGTTAATGCTCTAAATCTTCCATTACGATATATGATTTTTTTATCTGTACAATTTAATGTTGGACACATACCATTGATATGATAAGCCCTGTCTCTTTGTCGAGAACGTCCGTTAGGTGTATCGCCATTTATTTCCGCCGCCAACACCGTTTTTTGTTTAGTTTGATTTGTGGCTGTTGGGTATTTATTCTGTCTATATCTAAGGCTATCAAACAACGCTTCTACTTTGGTTTTATTAGGCTGTTGTTGTAAATAGTGACCGCTCCATAATTGTTCTATATAGTAACTATCTGATACATTACTGTCTAATACTGTAGATAATGCAGCAGAATTTACATGACTTAAATGTATAGATAACGCCTCGGAACGTAAACTACCTATAATAAAAATACGCTTACGTATTTGTGGAATACCAATTTGATGCGGACTAAGTTCTAATAGTTGAGTTGTATAACCTTTTGGAATTAAACCGATAATGTGGTCTATTAGTCTTACACTACCATACATAATTCTAGTAAGACCTTCTACATTTTCAAAAATAAAGTATTCAGGTCTATTATTATGTAAAATGTCAATTAAGTATTGATATAGATGTGTTCTACTATCTGTATCTAATAATTTGCCATCATTATGAATGTGTGCGTTACCAGCCTGACTAAATGGTTGACATGGAAATCCACCACATAGTAAATTATGTTGAGGTATATCCGACAATGATATTTTAGTAATATCACCACTTACAGCATCAAACATTTCTACCGATGAAAAATTTGACCTGTATGTATTTCGAGCCTGTTTATCAAACTCGATAGCTCCAACACACTCGAAACCGATACCAAGTTGCTGACAAGCCTGTTCAACCCCAATATGAAACCCACCGATACCAGCGAACGCATCTAACATTCTTACTTGATGCATTTCAATTTCTTTCTGCTACTGTTATACTTAACTCGTTCGACATCGTAATTCTCCATACCTCAATAGATTAAGAACACCATGTATTTTATCAAGACTGGATACACCAAGTATGTCTAGTTTTATCATACCCATAGCTTCTGCATCATTCATTTCTACACCTATTATCATTTCTTCGGTAGATGAATCATATACTAGTGGGCAAGTTTCTGATATATCATTTTGAGCTATAACTATACCACTGGCGTGTTTACCTTGGGATTTTTTAGTTCCTTCTAATCTTACAGCTTGTTCAAATAGTTTGGCGAGTGGCCCTTGAAAATTTCCAGAATTATCTATATGGCACCATTGCTTTAGTTGTTCTGGATGATTTTCTAATGCCCATTGAATAATAGACGCTTCACCATCACCACCACTTTGTTTATCTATTTCACGCATAATCTGTAGTTGGTCAGATATTTCAGCTTCGTCTGGTATAAATTCAGTGATTTTATTCATCTCATCAAAACTACATGCATTACGTGCCCTTAAAACCTCTTTCAATGCGGAGCGACCTTGCATTCGTGCAAATGTTATCATCTGAGCAACGCGGCCTCGTCCATATTTATTGCGTATATATTCTATAATACTGTCTCGGCTTTGCCTTTCAAAGTCCATATCAACGTCAGGCAAAGCTCGGTGGTCTTTGGTGTTACGGCCAGCATTGTAGAACCGGCTAAAGAGTAGGTCATACTCAATAGGGTCAACGTGGCTGACGCCAAGCAGATACAGGACCAAGCTACCAGCGGCAGAACCTCGACCGGAACCGGTCAACTGCCCCTGGCTTTTGGCATAGTTGATGATGTCATTAACAATCAGGAAGTAGTCGGACAAACCTACCTCAGTGAGAATCTTCATCTCATGGGCAAGCCTATCCTTGTACTCTTGCTCTGTATGTGTAGAGTTCTGAATAACTCTCTCAATCTTAGGCCAGCGTTGCTGCCAACCTGTCTCGCATAGCTTATTCAAGTAAGCATCGGAAGTTAAACCGTCAGGGCACTTGAACTGAGGAAGAATAGCCGGTCCAGTGATAGAGTAATCCTCGCACTGGTCTGCAATGAGCAGGGTATTAGCCAGTTCCTCTTCTGTATTGCCTGCGGCAATCATCTCGTCGTATGTAGGGATATGATAGTTACGAGAACGGAAGAATGCACTCATGGCAACATCACCACGCCTAACTGTCTTATTTAAGTCAGGCATGGTAATGTCTAAGCTACTACATAAGAGAATACGCTGGTCGAACGCATCCTCTTGCGTAGCATAATGAGCGTCAGGAGTAGCTATGCATGGGATTCCAGTTTTCCTGGCGACATAGCGAAGGCCCTTGGCAAGCAATGACGCCGCTGGTATGTTCTGCGAGTCAATGACTTGAACCTCGATGAAGAAATTGCCTTTCCCGAACAGGTCTTGGAGCCGTTTAGCCATTCGGATGGTTTTATTAACCCAATCGGGGTCAGTATATGTCTTAGCTTGTTCCTCCGACTCGCAATTGTATGCGGAAGATATGTCGCTAAAGATACACCGTGATAAGTCAGAACCAAGATGGCCGCTAAAGCCAATGATGTTTCCATTAGTAAATTCTCCAAGGTGTGTTAAATCTAGCCTAGGCTTGTAATAGAAATGCTTGGGGTTGTTAGCAGCAGAGGTAGCCTTAATCAATTGTTGCCACCCTTGCTTGTTCTTTGCGAGCACAACAATATGGGAATAGTCCCGCCGTCCATCCTTAACTGTAGGGTCGTTAGGACAGATATACATTTCGCAACCGATGATTGGCTTTAGCTTACGCTGCTTCATGGCGTTAAGAAAGGCGACCGCACCGCTGATATTGCCGTGGTCTGTCACGGCTGAACCAGCTAGGTTAGCTGCCTGACAACGCTTCGCTATAGACTGTGGCTTGCTGAGGCCATCGAGCAGACTATAGTGACTATGTACATGAAGTGGAAAGTAGCTATTCATAAATTATGCCAATACTAAAGGTAAGTGAATCGTCCTTATCATCGCGTGTGTGAGTACAAGTTAAGTCATCTACATAACAAACTGTTCTAGCACCGTGACCACTCTTATCTTTTATCTTAGTTGCTAGGTCATACATAGCTATGTGCAAGCCTCTGGCTATGATATCCTTGCGGTTTTGCTCAGTGTATTTCTTAGGCCAAGTAATGAGAGTGGTAATGGTATGTACCTTTGGGTCTGCCCAATCCCCTCTGAGTGCTGCCCATAAATCCAATCCAACATTGCGTAATTGTTCTCGTAAGTCTATTCGACAACTTGGTATAAGGACTTCGGGGCAACAGATGGTTTCTTCTACATGAAGTGGTGCATCCATGAACGATAAGGTTAACTGTCTCATTCTTCTGTCCTCGTTAGTGTTTCTAGCCTACCATAGTATTCTTTGTCAAATTCAAAGCTGAACCGTGGTTTGCCTATTTGGTGTGACGGGATTGGTTTAGAATTCAAACTGATATCAGCAAATACCTGAGTCAGAGCAGCTTTTAGCTTAGCTATCTGCTCGTCTTTTTCCTGACATGGATTAACCACGTCTTTCTGTTCTGATGTTAATCCAAGGCTTTCGGCTGCGTGCTGAGAGACAGAAGCGATGCCGACTAAGCAGGAAAGGATACCTGACCGCTCTAACTTATCCTCACCCAATAAACATAAGCCGTCCCAAAAGTACCGTAACCTCTGTGCTATTCTAGCATAAGCGTGTAGGTTGTCAACTATTACGGTCCCGTTCCGGTCTTGTTGTAGATGTTCATACATCAATTCGTTAAACTTTTTCATATCACCATCCTTAACATTTCTAGCCCTTGTAGAGCTTCTTCTTTACGGTCCTGGTCGTACAAGTCTACTATATTCTCACAAAGATAGCGTAGCTTCATCAGGTCATCCACTACGCCCTCGATAGCTTCGCCCCGCACCATTGTCTGAGCATTAAGGGTATCCTTTAAGTTCTGCAATGTCGCGTGACTTAGAATCTTGCGATTAAAGTTGATAGCGATACGCGGTCGCTTCTTCGGCGGGTTACTTCTAAAATTACGTTTTAGCATTATTCACCTGGATTGCTATAGTCGCCTATACTATGATTTCCTGCTGTTTCTGTGCGTATTACTTCCATGATACCTTGCTTTAAGGTCTTCTGTTTGATATACTGACAGATACATTGAGTGGGGTCACTTGGATGAGGATTTCTACCGTAGTGACACACTTTGGTACAGAACCAATCTATGCAACGATTAGAGCGGAGCATAGGACGAGTGCTACCTTTGATTTGCTCGAATCGCTTGCGTAGCATTTCTAGGGTAGCGGCGATATCATTAGGGCCATACGCCATAGTGAATGGCCCGCCCTGGTCTGGACGTACAAAGTTAATCGTCATGGCTACGTCCTTAATATCAGGATACATTCGATGTACCGCATAGTGATACATACGTAGCTGTGGGTCTACAGATAACTTATCGAAGTCCTTTTCAGCACCAGTTTTCCAGTCTTTGCGTTGCCCACTTTTCCAGTCTATGATTTCATACATAGTGGGGCTGACTTGTGTAATCAAGTCTATGGTGCCCTTGATATGTAAGTAACCAATGAGAGGTTTACCAGTCTGCGGGTCTTCAAACTCGTAGCGTGCCCAAGGCTCGCTAATCTCAAAATCAAAGTGTGGTTCGGCAGCTACTATGTTTCTATTGCGTGGGTCAAACATACCCTTGTAGTCTTCAACTACATGGCAAACCCAGCTATAGATAGTACGCTTATCACCTAGACTAAACTGGTGTATACTACGACCAGGGAACGTATAGTGGTTATATACCAGATTGAATACCTTATCCACAAACTGTGAAGTGAACAAAGTCTTTTCGTCTACTGGAATAAAACCTAGCTGCGTATCAGCGAACCCGTGTAATTCACCAGTCTTCCAATGTACGACGGCGAGTTTAGCATTAGCCAAACACTCCATCACCTTATGGAAGATAGTTCCCATTTCTGCTTTTTTATTGGAGTTCTGAGGTATGCCTAGAACATAGTCTAAGAAGTATTGCTGTTGGCACAGACCCCATTCATTATATGAAGAACTCCTGAAGTAGGTTATCAACATTATGACCGTTGTTTCTCTTCGGTGTTAGTATCAATTACCCAATTTACGTATCCCCAATCCATTAGTTGTTTCGCTACAGCATCGTTCTGCTCAGGTATACTCATTTCAGCATTATCAAGTATAGCGTCAAAACCAGTGAATCCATCTAATGCACGCTCGCTCTCATGCTCGTCTTTACCAGCGAAAGGACCGCGAGTAAAGCGTAGCACCTTGCCACCAGCCTTTTGTATACCCTCAACTTCGTTAGGGAATCTAACATCAGTTACGATAGCAAACTGAGAACCTTCATCTTGAATCTTACGAATGGTAGCATCTACCCAACAGTTACCAAGCATCTGACGACAGATATTAGTACCGAAGTATTGTAGAACTTCGCGGGCGGTCATAGGTCCACCACGTTTGAGTGGTAGATATCTTTGGTCATGTTGAGTATTTTTCAACCATTCATCTACCATTCTAGGTGGTAAAGGCATATCTTCCCATCGTAGTGCGGTAGGAGAATCCTTGTCGGCATTGCTACCATATGCCTGTTCATAGCTTAACCCAAACACTCGAATACAGAAGTTCTTGAGTGGAGTTGCGAAGCTATAGTTCTTAACGAACGGCCATACAAATTCATGTAAGTAAGCCGCTGTTGCTGGATGCTCAACGTCAAGGATGCCAATGTTACCTTCCTCGTCATTGTCGGTAGGCACCACTAGCTGACCCTTTTCATTTACCTTAGCCCAATCTACCAAGTACAAACCCACAAGGGTATTAGCTACGATGTAGTTGAGACAGGTGTTCTTTCCGCTTTGTTTGCGTCCTGATAGTCCTAGAATCATTGTCATATTTTTACTCCAATACTTTCATTGAATGATTTGATTTGATGAAAGATAGGTTGTATGTCTGCTGTGATTAAGTCTGTTTGTAGCTCTCCAACGTCCTTAGTATCAAACGTAGGAAAGTAAAGCCGGTGAGTACGAGACAGCTTTTGTTTGATTTCCGCCGCCGCCTTCTTCCCTGCCTCATCATTGTCAAGCATAACGATTATATTCATCGCCCAGCTTGACTCTATAAGCGTTAGCTGTTCTTCTGTTAAATCCACGCCGAACAGGGCGACAGAATTATGGATGCCAGCTTCTTCTAAACGCCATACGTCGCCTGGACCTTCTACGAGGATAATAGTGGAAGTTTCCAGAATGAACTTACGAGCGAACCAATAATTATACAGGAAGTTCGCCGCCTCAAATCCACGCGAATTTTTCCACTTGGCAGCGTTAACCTGTTCCTCGATAGTAGCAGGGCAAGCAGCCTGGGGGTTGTGCCAAAAGCCACAGTTGTTACATTTCTCGTAAACGCTACGACCAGCAAAGCCTACAGCAAACTTATAGGATGGGTCATAAACTGGTACAAGTACACGTTGTTGAGCTTGATAAAAGCCTACATCATACTTGTCAAGGATATCAGGTTGGTATCCACGCTCTAAAAAGTAGTTAGCTGGAATCTGTAGTGTACCACGTACACGCTGTCTATCCCATGTAGTCTTTACTACTTTAGGGGCGATGTTCCAACGACGCATTGCGTTAGCTTGGGCACGCTTTGCTAATGTCTCTTCGTCAGGAACTTGTACCTCTTTTACTGACTTATAACCAAGGAACCTCAACATCCAGTCCACGGCTACTGTCCAAGGTAATTCCTTATTGGCTTGCTTGCATAGTACGCCATGTACAAAGCCAGCAAAGTTCTTCTTATACTTCTTCTCACAGTGATGGGTACGACAAGTCCAAATACCGCGTACTTCATCACCATCAGGATATAGATTCCAAGCAGCCGGATTATCACCGTCATGGACCGGGCATGGTCCAAATAGCCTTTTCCTACTCTTGTGAAACTCCACGCCTAACGCTACCAGTGCATCCTCTATGACGTTACAACATTCATCCGTCAGTTGATTCACTAGTGCTGGTTTGTACTGTATCACCATTAGGGATATTCTCCGCGTCTTGAACCGGGGCCGCTGCTTGTGACTTCTTAGCCTTTAAGTTGTTCTTTGTTTCGCCTTCAACAATGCGTCCAAACTTTCCATCGAAAAGAACATTGATGTAGTCTCCCGGCTGTAAACCCTCTCCATGTCTTGCACAAACTGGGACCAGCTTTCTATTTCCATTTTCGGGACCACTATCCGCAATTTCTTCATCTGACTTAATCTTGTAGATGGTGAAGTTGGTGACGAGGTTGAGGATTCTGTCTGAACCAGAGATAACTCCACTACTTTCATCGTCAATACCATCCCTATTCAATTGGGTTAATGTTAGGATAGGTACGTCTGCACGCACCGCGAAGTTGTGTAGCGTAGTCGTCATAAAGCCAAGGACTTGATATTCCTTTAGGCTATCGTTCAGACTATCGCCACTCATCATCTTTAGATAATCATAGATTATCAAACAGTCTTTACGCTTTCCTGCTTCATCAGTTCCTACCACCTTTGTTACCCATCTACGCATGATGGATATAACTTCCTCGAAAGGCTTACCGGATACGTTAAGGTAATAAAAAGGTGCTTGCTTTAGGGTGGCAGCAGCCTCACGGATTTTCTGACGCTTAAATGCACTACCGACGTACTTACCAGTTTCGAGTTCGCTAATAGTAACCTTGACGCCATGAGCGATACCAATGTTAGGTAATAGCCTACTCCAATGGTCACGCTTAACCATTTCAGTATCAAGGTAGAGTACAGGGAAGCCAGACTTACTTGCTACATGCAAGCCGATGTTGGCTGACATCATACTCTTACCAACCTTCTGACGGGCACCAACAAGACTAACCGCTTGACGACGGAAGCCGCCACCGATAGCTTGGTCATAGTATGGCATACCACTACTAATACCAACGATATCTATTGGGTTAGCTTCTATTTCGTCAAGGTATTCATCTATACCTTTACCAATTAACTCAGGCTCATTCTGTTCTTCATTCTGTAGTAAACTGGTAAACTCAAAGACTGCGTTCTCACCGATACCGAGAATCTGGTCAATAGGCTCGGTTCCCTTGATATCGTTAATGGTAGTACAAGCAGTCATCAACTGCTCACGTAGCAGCCGGGCGATTTGTAACTTACGTATTTGGGCACCCCAAGTACGCACGTTCTCTAGCATGACCCGCCCATTCATCAGACTACGAACATGCTTGGCTTCCTCAGCACGTTCAAGAACCCACTTACAGCCTACCGCATCTAATGCGGCCATTAGGCTCGACTGGTCGAACTGTTTTATTCCCTGCTGTTCATATAGGTAAGTTATTGCCTTGAATACAGCTTGATTAGTGGCGTCCTCAAACGTACTAGATTGAAGGAAGTCTGCTATATCAAGGTAAGCATCCTCACCATATTGGAAGATACCAGATAGTACCGCACGTTCTGCGGCTAAATCACACAGGCGTTCTCTTGCTGTATTATCGTGCATCATCTTTACTAAGTCTACCATTATCAGTTTCTGGTTTTACGAAATAGTTTAGCTCTACCATGACCGGTGGAGCAATTGTTACACTTATAGGTGTTTTGTTTGTCTTCCTCGCGGGTGCCCGGCTTATCATAGTGATAGTTGTGGGCTAATACAGGAGAAACATCTTCCTCTGTACCACACATAGAACAGATTACGTGTACCTTAGTACCAGTATCTACAGCACTACTTGCTGTCTCATACTTCTCAGGGTCAAGTTTACCACGCATACCTCTAGGGGTTGGATTCTGTACACCTAACTCGGGATGGTCTTTAACAGAATCCTTTATAGCTATGGTTTGGTTATCATTAAATCTATTCTTCTTCTTACGTAAACTGATAGGTTCTTTACGAGCAACCTTACCACCATCTGCGTTCTCACCCTGAGTTGGTTGCCTATCTACGCGAAAGTCGTCAATTGAAGTACGACTTACGGAAGCTGGGACCGCACTCGCCTGTTGTTTTGCTTCCGCTGGTGGTTCAGCAGGCGTAGTAGGCTCAGACTCTTCCTCTTCGTCTTCCTCAACCCATGTATTCTCAGTTTCTTCTGGCATTTCTACATCAGCAGGAGAAATAGGAGCGGCGATAGGGGCCTTTGGTGCCGGTTCATCCATATCAACATCGGCCAAGCTAAGGGTACTTAACTTGACCTTTGGGGGTCGAATAGTCTCACCAGTAATTTGCTTGTATACATTACACACCTGTTGCCAATCAGCTTGAGTGATGGCTTGCTTAAAATACTCACCTAATTTCATTTCTGAATCCTCTTTGTTTGTTGTAAACCCTCAAAAGCTGACACCATAGTTCTTAACTGGCTCGCTACGAACGCCAGGCTATCGAGTTTTAACTTGGCTTGGACTATAACGCGGTGTGCTTCTGATGCTGAATCATCCTGCTTAATCGCCAGTACCCGCTTCATTTCATGCGGCATGTACTGACCACCTACCGTTTGTATAGTCTTGGAAATAACGAACTGTATATAAGACTCACACCAATTGATATCTGCTTGCATCCTGTTTACTTGAAGCTGGATATACGTGATAGCCTTAGCTATGATATAGGATGCCTCACCACACTCTTCGGCTGTCATTTGCCGAACTTCTGCTTGTGATAGATTGAGGAACTTTTCTACATCACTAGACGGCCTGATATTCAAGCCCATCTGATTCGTATAATCCTCAAGTAATCTAGCTATCTTAGCTCTGCGGTTGTTGAGTCCCTCAATCTTTGGCTTCTTCGATTCGTTTTCGGAAGTCATCGTTACTCTCCGTATGAGGTAAGATTGCTACATGGATATTGTTAAGGTGGCACCAGTCAATCTTCTTTTGGTCCCTATTACGTGACGCTATGAAGCTACGCCGGTCGCCGTGGAAGTGGGGAGTGAACGCAAAGTGTTGTGCCCCATGACATTCTATCACAACCTTGCGGAGTGGCAAGTAAAAATCTGCGATAAGGCCCGTTCCTGGTATGGGAACTTCCTCAAGGATTGGAGCCGTTGGATACATTGCTCTGAGGATAGCTCTGACGCGAAGATGCAATTCACTACGCGGGCGAGTTTCATCAAGTAAGGGAACGTGTCCAGCCGGGGGCCAGTTGTATTCTCTACCATTAAAGTCTCTCACTTTCATTGTTGTAACATCTCCTGCATTGCTTTTTCTAGTGCTGCGTATTCTTCTTTATTCTCGGCTAGCCAATCTACTAGTTTAGCTTCACCTTGTAAGTTTGGTATGTTACCCTTGTCTTTACCTTCGGGTAGCTTATACTTATCAGACATAGCATCAGCTAGATAGTTCAATTTGAACCATGCACCAGCCTTAGCGATGAAACCAAACTCACCAGCTAGTTGAACTAGCTCAGTTATTTCATCAATACCAATCCCATACTTAATGATGGAATCACATACTTGACCGGGAGGGGCGAACGCTGTAGAGGTTGTTACCCAGGTAACTTTCTGTCCGATAGCCTTCTTGACACTGGTATCATCAGAGTCGTTAGACTCGCTACTGCCACCCTCACGTATGAAAGTAAACTTCTTACACTCTAATCCAATGTCGCAGGCATAATTAATCTTGTTACCACCTGACGGAACCTTGGACTTGCCGAATCCGCTAGTGTTAGCAATGAAATGGATAATACCCACTAGGATAATATCGTTCACTGGTATAACATTAGATAGCTTACGTGTAAACTGGGCAAGTAGGGTTGCACCAGGGGCACGGCTTTTCTCGCCAATATCTTTGGTGAACTCACCACTAGCAAGTAGTTGTGATACAGAATCAATCACGACTATAGCGTGAGGTACGCTATGAATGATATCCTCAGCGGCAGTAAGGAACTCTTCTGCCGTAAGAATACGACTGGTGTCATCGTCATTGCGGTGCGACCTAACAATGGTCATCTTAGACTTGTCGAGTCCTTTAATACCGTCAATATCGCGTGGCTTTAGACGCCCCTCAACATTCAGATAATAAAAAGGGCGACCTACCAGTTGGCCTTTCATCCCTATATGTAAGGATGTAACGGTCTTGCCACACTTCGGGTCGCCTGTTAAAGTAACGACGCTCCCACCGGGGATGCCGCCACCTAATATCAAATCAATCTTGGGACTAACGTGTACCATTGGATTCATGGTATCACATAATTGGTCGCCAGTAATAAACGCTCCCTCACCGAACTTCTTGATTAGGTCTTGGTTCATTCTCAGATTCTCTTAACAGTGTTAGTATTGATTTCTTTCCGCTAGTACGTTGACGACCCTTCTGAACTGTCTCAGTTTTTTCCATGACAACTACAGGAGCGGCGTCTTTTACAGCTTGTGCTGCTGCCTTTTCCTGTAGTATATGATTGAACAAAGACCTAGCTCTTAGTGACCTGATTTTCCAACAACGTTTATCGCGTAACATACCTAACACAACCTCGGGAAGATACTCTTCCAACAAAGTAGTAGCGGCTGGAATCTGCTCACGAAAGACCTTAGCCCAATAGGGTTGCATCCAGAAACGCTCCCCTAGTTGTTTTTTCTGCTGGCGTGCAATCAAGAAGCACAGACACTCAGTAATATACTGAGCGGCAGAAACCCACCCACCCCCATAACGGGAGGGGTATCTACTTTGTTCAGAACGGTCTTTTGCCATATACTATTATAACTCAAGAGGCGGAACTGTCAAGCCTGACGGGTTGAGAATCATAGCAGGGAAGGGACACTCCACTATCGGCCTATTATACGTTTTGATAGGTATTAGCTCTGGCACTTTTACCCATTGGAAATGTACTGGGTCGTATTGGTTATGAGTTGGTCCCTCTAACCACCCCATTACATAGTAGTCCAAGCTAGAGCTAGCACCTAAGCCTTGCAGAGTACCCTTCGAGAAATAGTATCCCTCTTGTCCATCGGGTAGGAAGTGCGAGTTAGACGCAAAGTAAACACCGAATCGTGTAATACCTAACTGAGGATTATCACGTAGGCAATTTGCCAATCTAATCCACGCACTTGAAATCTCTAGTCCAGGTCGGCCATCGTCTTGAAAGACCATCTGCCCATTAGACAAAGTAACACGCCAATAGTAGGAGTGTACTAAATCAATGAACCCATCATGTAGGTCTGTAGCCAACCCATAGTCCCTAACATCCATTATCTTGCCCTTTTGTTTGGGTTAATAATATGAATCTTATCTGGTTGAGAACGAACCAGACTGTCGTTAGATGGTACAGCTACCACTTTACGAGCGTCAGAAATCTCACTTGCAGCCTCAGTCATTACAGCAACACCACGGGCAGGGTCGCGTCCCATGAATTGACCAGCAGCAGGCATATTAGCCAACTGTGATTGTCGGTCTTGGATTGGTTGACCCGGCTTGGGTGGTTGATATACCGTATTGACGTAAGCAGCAACCTCATTCAGGTCTACGCCTGGGAGTTGTCTATTCAAGTCCTCTAGCGTCAACTTATCCTTGACGTAGTGTTCCTTAATCCAATTCTTTTCGATTTCGGTTAAGGGTCGTGCCTGTGGCTGTTCTACTTGCTTTTGCTTT